CAAATTTTGACAAACAACTCCTTGAATGAGCGACAAAAAAATAAAATTGTCGAAGCGTTGTCAAATGCAGATTCGATTGATGAAGCAAAGGTTATTTTTGAAACTCTAAAAAACGCAGTGGGCAGTGTAAAGGGTAAAGCACAGCCAAAATCGCTCCGTGAGACCATCGAAAGACCGACTAACACCTTACCCAGAAGAGAAGCTAGGGTTGAATCTCTGCCTTTTACAAGCAGAATGCAGATCTTAGCTGGCATTAAAGAAAACAAATAAAAAGGAGATTTTTAAAATGTCGATTATTAACAAATTAACTGAAGGTATTGTTAGGCGTGATCTCTCCAAGGAAGGAGCTGCTCTTCTCTCTAAATGGGAAAAGACAGGTCTCTTGGAAGGACTTACTAACGAGCGTACTAAACAAGGTATGGCTTCCCTTCTTGAAAACCAAGCAAAGGAGCTTCTTAGAGAGGCTTCTACAATGCAAGGCGGAGATGTCGAAGGATTCTCTGCGGTTGCATTTCCAATCGTCCGTCGCGTTTTCGGCGGCTTGATCGCTAACGATCTTGTTTCAGTTCAACCAATGAGCTTACCATCAGGTCTTATTTTCTTTCTAGACTTTACATACACTGGGGTAGGAACTCGTCGCCTAGATTATGCAGGCGGAGAATCCGTCTACGGCGGTGGAGTTGTTGGTTCTCAAATCACTGGCGGTGTTTCACTTGCTGGTAGACTTGCAGAACAAAGTGCATATGCATTGAACAACGGCTACTCAAGCCCGACCGGTTCAAACAACTCTGTCACCTGTGCTCTTATCGCATCTGGTACAGTTGGTGATGCAACCACCGCAGGGTGGCAGATTTCAGCCGGCTACAGTTCATCTGTCGGCGTTGACAAGCTTGTTCGCTTTGACCCAGATCTTGAAGGAGCAAAAGTTGCCATTGGCCGCATCGCACTTTCTGATTTGACTGGTGAACAGCTCAACATTAAAGATTATGTAACAATTTCAGAAACTGCAGCTCTCACCAACGGCCGCATCACTCGTCGCCTTACTCGCGACGATGAAGTAACCGCAGGTGAATTGCTTATCGTTGTTGCTGCAACTGGCGCAGAAACAGCTACTCAGCTTGCTTCTGAACTTGACGCAACAACTCTTGACCTTTCTTTCGTTATCGACGACGACTTCGGCGGCGCAGCGCCACTTGGAGCAGTTGCTGGTACTGATGTTTGGGGTCTTGAAAACAATGCTGCTATTCCAGAAATCGACATCAAAGTTGATTCTGTGGCTGTTACAGCAAAGACCAAGAAGCTTAAAGCTAAGTGGACACCAGAATTGGCTCAAGACTTGAACGCATACCATAACTTGGATGCAGAAGTTGAGTTGACTTCTATCCTTTCAGAGCATATCGCTCTTGAGATCGACCAAGAAATCTTGGAAGACCTTGTTAAGGGTGCTACTGCCTCTACACTTTACTGGTCACGTTTGCCCGGTAAGTTCCTCAATAGAGAAACTGGTGTTGCACAAGACGGATCATCGTTCCCAGATTTCACTGGTAACGTTTCTGAATGGTATGAGACCCTTGTTGAAACCATTAACGACGTTTCGGCGCAAATCCACCGCAAGACATTGAGAGGCGGAGCAAACTTCATCGTGGTATCACCTGAAGTTGCAAACCTTCTTGAGTTCACTGCAGGATTCCGTGGATCCGTTACTCATGACGAAGACCGTGGTCAAGTCGGAGCAGTTAGAATTGGTTCTTTGAGCAAGAAGTTCGACGTTTACGTTGATCCTTACTTCCCAAGAAACCTTGTCTTGGCAGGTCGTAAGGGTTCCTCTTTCCTTGAAAGTGGATACGTCTACGCACCATATGTGCCGCTCCAGATGACTCCTACTATCTTCGGAACAGAGGATTTCGTGCCTCGCAAGGGCGTGATGACTCGTTACGCGAAGAAGATGGTTAGACCAGATATGTACGGCTTGGTTGTTATCACAGATTTAGTATAAATCTTAAAATAACCCAATAAT